ATTAATCATTTCATACCTAACAGAAGCTTCTGTTTCTATAAACGGCATTATCTGTCCTCCCGGTTTATTTCTAATATAGATGCTACCACATGCAATCTATTTGCATCTGCAGCAGTAGTAGTTAATATTTCACTTTCTTGTAATATTAATGGTTCACTTAACAACTGTTCTGTTGCATGACCTGCTATAGTTTTTACATCAAATAACACAAAAACATTACTATCAGCATCTGTTAATGTAAGAGTAATTGCGCTACCGTTATTACTGTCGTCGCAAACTAAAATTGATTTTACAATCGCTCTTGAGTTTGACGGCGTAGTATACAAAACTGTTGCACTATTAGTTGTTAAATCTAGTTTTGAATTTTTATATATATTTGCCATTAACCTAGTCCCAACCAAGTAAATCGTTCTTGGTCTTCTTTTTGTTGTGTTAAATATGTAGAGTTTAACTGTTCTATAATTGTAGTTAACGCTCTGTTAATTTGTCTTTGATTGTCTTCACTATATTCTTTTTTAGGTTCAGGCAATCTTACTACTACTTTTGTCATTATCCTCTCCTTCCATCTGGCTGTAAATCTACTTGGAATGTACCAAATCTCCAAGACTCACCTACACCAGTATTTTCTATTTTTATATTTGCATATCTGCCTCTTGCCCTAGTGTCAACTTTTAAAGTTGATGAATCAATTGTAAAAGGACTTAATGCAGTTTGTTGATCATCATCTGAAGGATAATCTTTTATAGACAATGTAACTTGGTTATTGCCTGTTAAAACTTTAAAGTTAGGTAAAAATCTTCGCATCGCTAAAAAAACTTCTGCCTGATCTGGTTGTAAAGAAAAGCTAAATGATTTAATAAAAGAAGTTAAAGCAGTTACACTACCATCAGGGTTAACCTGATCGGTCCCCGTTTCGTGTTCAAAAAATACACTTTGACCTAATCCGTCTTGACCTATAACTTCAGGAAAAGTACCATCGTTAGCACTGTTATATGCAGTAGCATAAGGATTTGGATATACTAATGAATCAACCCAAGTAGTTCTAATAGAATTAGTGTTAACACCAGTGTACCAATTACCCATAGGTAGTCGTGCATTGTTTTGACCATAGTTATAAACTACATATCTATTATTAAAATCAGATCCACTTGTTGGGTACCACCAAGTTACTTCTGTAAATAGGTTATTTATACCAGCACAAACTTGTTGTCCTTTTGTTGTATCAATATCATCATAAATATAATCTTCAACTGAACAAGGTAATGTATTAACAGTACCATCAAAAGAAAAGAAACCATTGTTACCCATCCAATAAGCAACACCGTCAATTTCAATTGCTGCGTTTTTACCAATCAATCCACAGTTAGTACCAACTTGTTCAAATCCAAAAGTAAAAGGTGCACCTACAAATTTCATTGTGTATAGTGCGTTATCAGTCCATATTAGAATATTTTCTTTTGCAACTAAAGCTCCCATAATTTTTGTACCATCTTGTATTCTTTGTGTACCTGCAGTATTAGTTGCTTGAGGTGTATAGCCATTAATATTTTCATCTTCAGAAAATCTTATAAACATATCATCTTGAGTTGCCGGAGTTCCAATTGTAGTTTCGGTTCCTAAATGAATTAAGTGACGTGTAGTTGGTGAAATTAAAGTTACTCTTGTAGCTGTTGGATTATTTGTTGTAGAAAATCCAGATGTTGTTGTAGATGCTCTTGTTGTTAGTCTTGCTGTAATATCAGAATTCCATGTAAAAGTTTTACCATTTGCAATAGTTGCAACTAACACATCACCAAAATTACTTAAAGACCAAAGTCCTGGCTCTAGTGTAATTGTTCCAGCATCAACCGCCTCACCCCATCCTCCCCATTCTGTAGCATCAGTAACTATTGCACCACTTGAGTGAGCTTGACCATTTGAAGTACCAGTAGTTGCGGTTCCAAAAGCACCTCTAGTAATACCTGTTAAAGTGTTTGTGCCTTTTCCAGTATAAGTAATTAACTCATTATCAACAGCTATAGTTCCTGTTGTTGGAAAACCTGTGTTTGATGTAACATTAATAACGGTCCCCGATCCACCAGTACCATTAGTATCCGCTAGTAAAGCACCATTTAAAGTTGTTGTAACAGATCCTTGTACAGTTCCACCATATTGACCAATACCCCAACCATAACCATAAGATTGTGCCGCGGGACCAACAGGCTCATAAGGAATTATATCACATGCTCCACCACCAGCGGCACCTGTTGTAGTTTGTGTACCAGTAATGATTGCAATTAAGTTTGATGTAACTCTTGTTACTTGAAATAGTTTATCTTCAAACGCAGCATCTGTTAAACCAATACCCGCAGGTACAGTTACATTATCTAATAAAATTATATCACCTGACTGTAAGTTATGTGCTGAAGAAAATGTTAAAGAAACTTGTTGTGATGCATCAGTAGCAGACATTGTGACACTACTAATTGTAGCTTTTACAGGAGTAATATCATGTAATTGTCCTTCAAAATATAAAAGTAAAAACTTATCTGTTCCTATTGCAACGTATCTATTACCTTCTTTATCTACAAATGCGTGTTGTTTACGAGCAACACCAACAATAGATTCGTTGAGTAATGACTGCCATCCTCCTACTTTTTCTGGAAGGCCATATCTAAATCTAACATTATCAGAATCAACCCAACGGCCTTCGGCTCCAACAGCAGTGTCTTGCTTGTCAATACCAGGAGCAAACTTAATTTTCGTAAGCATCCTTTACTCCTATGATGTACTGTTAGTTTTTATTTGCCAGCCTTTTGTGGCAGTAGTAAATATTAAAGTTACACATTGATTGTTTGCAGTTAAATCTAAATCAGATGTACCACCTTGAATATTTGATCCGTTTCTACCTACAATACATTTGTTTGTTGCAAAACCATTTGATGCCGATACATCCATTATAGTTACTTCATCACCTGTTGCAGGTGATGCCGGTAGTGTTATTGTTACTTGGTTAGCAACTGTATCCACTCCAATTTGATCTCCAGCTACTGCTGTGTATGAAGTTTTGCTAGCTGCAGTTACTGTTGTAAATCCTTTTTCCATCATTGATAATGTAGTAGCAGGAACGCTACCTCTAGAATAAACTAAAACTTTTGCACCTTCTGGAAGAGGTACTTGTGTACCTGCACTTTGACCTGTTGTAAGTAAAGTTACTGTATAACTATCACCAGCGCCACCTCTAGTGGTTCCATCTTCTACAAAAAATACTCTATTTGCATTTCCACCTGTTGTAGATGCAGGCATTGCTAAACTAGCATTACCAGATAAAGTACCAGTAAGTTTAATGTAAAGGTTTTTACCATTCGCGCTCGCCGATCCGTCGGCCAAACTTAATGTAGTTGTACCAGAACTTAAAGTTACTTCTACATAACCTGAAGCTGCTGTTTGTAATAATTGTAAATTAGTATTAGTGATTGTTCCCCATAGACCAGCTTTTTCACCGGTTGTAACTAATTCTAATGATAAATCTGTTGAATAACTTGATGCCATAATTTTAATAAGGTTTGATTGGTGTCCAAACCATGTTTGCTCCTGGTATTATATCATTCCATGTTATAACCCCTGGTTCGTTTGTATTTAATGTTAAACTTGCACCAGTAGGTAATACATTTGCAGTACCTGTTACTGTAACATTTCCTGTCGCTAACGTCAATGCGTTTCCTGTTACAGATGTATTAGCATCTGCTGTAATTACAACAGTCCCTAAACCTAATGATACTTGAGATCCTGTAAGAGGACCGACATTAGCTGTACCAGTAATACTTAAAGTACCTGTGCCTAATGTAACTTGATTTGCAGTTAAATTTTCTACGACTGAATCTGCAATAATACCTACACTACCAATTGTAATAGTTAATTGGTTAGCTGATACATTTACAGTTACATTGTTATCTAATCCTGTGGCAGCAAAAGGTAACGCGGATATTGCATCAAATCCTAAACTCATAGCTTACCTATCTATAATGTTTCTTGCTCAGCTTTAAAAGTTGCATAA